CGACACCATTTTTCTGTGGTGTCACATAACCAATCATAATCCGTAGCAACATCTTCAAGGTAACTGATGAGTTTAGTTACTTCAGTAAAAGAGGTATCAGTAATGTCTTGACGCTTCTCTACCTCAATACAAAGAACTTCTTTGGTTGCAGGTTTATTATACTCTGTGACAAATTTTTCAATCTCTTGGAATGTGATCTTCTGATGAGGATCTTCAAAATAATCTGATTTAATAAACGGGATTACTTTGCGAAGATATTCCTCATTGTAAAGAAGATTTCTTAAAATTAGGATTTCAACTTTGTCCATGTGGTATATCAAATACAAAGGTTATACGTGTCTCATCACCGATATTAACGGTGCCATGAGGTAGTTTGTTATTGAACCATAGAAGAGTTCCTGGTTCAACAATGACAGTTTCTTTGCCGCAGAAATATTGATACCTTCCAAGTATGGAAAGGTGATATCTGTTTCTGCTCAGATAATATGTACCTTCGTCAATGTGTGCTCCAACTATACCATCCACAGGGAGTGAAAGAAAGCCGCATCTGTGAATGTCTGCTTTCTTGAATTGCTTGCGTATAATCTTTCGGATCTCACTGTGATGAGCATAGGCAGGAGTCTTGATGTTGATCTCCGAGTCTCCCACAAAGTCTTCCTTGTGTTTGACACCACCTATTATAAGTTGAAGTGCGCTAACTGGCAAGTCATCAAACCCTCTATCAACAAGAGACTGAGACCCCTCCAGATTTTTCTGGTGGTCCCAGTCCTGTGGATATTTTTTCAGTTGTTGGATGACTTTAGATACATTGATTCCAGTCTTTAAAACCTTAATCATGAACCGTAACTAAACTCCTCTCTAGCAATAGCATCCAATTTCTCCATCACTTCTGGAGTGAAGTATGTTTCTGGATCTTTGTAGATTGCTTTGGCATAAACTTTCTTGCCGTCTATCTCATAACGACCTGCAACGTTCTTCCAAAGTCCGCCGAGTTCACCGAGTTCAAGAAGACCGTAATATCGATCAAGACCACGCTCATCGTAATACAAACGTATGGTAGCATCCTTGTTCTCCTTGCTCAAACGCGACTTTGCTGTTTTAGCTTTAATAAGATTTCCAATGACTTCTGTTCCATCCTTTTCTTTCTTTTTGCTGAGATAAATGATCGTAGACGCAGCATATTTGAGACCGCTGCCTCCGCCCATTTCTTTGGTGGGAACGTATGATCCGATGACATCGTAGGTGTGGTTGGTGACGATTAGTGGAATGTTAGCCTGACCAAGTTTAAGTGTGAGCATTCGGAATGCTCCTTTGACAAGTTGGGATTTGGTCATGTCCCTGACTTGCTTATCATCTAGTGCATCGCGGATCTCCTTCTCTGTGGAAAGCATACCCAGAGAGTCTAACACAAACATACAGGGTTTGCGTTCGTCCTCAGATTTTTTTAAGTATATATCAACTGCCTTCAGTGCCTTGGTTCGGAACTCCTCAATCGTGACAACATTGACCACCACAAGGCGATCCATGTCTATTCCACGACTTGCGATAAGACCCTTGTTAACAGCGGCTTCAGTGTCAAAATATAGACAATACCCATCAGGATTAGCATCAAGGAAGTTTTTGACAACCGCAAGCGAGAAGAA